TTCAACGACATGGCCCGCGAATATGGGCTGGACGAAGTGCGCGCCGAATTTGCCGGTTGCTTTTCCGTGGAAGGTTTGCCGGTTCCGTCCAGTGAACCTATGGGAATCGTCAAGGCGACGCCATTTGCATGGCGTCCAACCGCACAAATCCCGAAGCGGGAATGGCTCTACGGCAAGCACCTGTTGCGCAAGTTCGTCTCTCTGGACGTTGCAGCCGGCGGCGTTGGCAAGTCATCGCTGAAGATTGGCGAGGCGCTGGCCATGGCCACGGGGCGCGACCTGTACGACAAGGGATTGCCGGAAGGCGCGCTTACTGTCTGGATGTGGAACCTTGAAGACCCACACGACGAAATTGAGCGGCGCATTCACGCCACCGCACAGCGTTTCAACATCCATCCTAACGAACTTGGCGACCGTCTGTATGTTGATAGCGGTCGCGACCAGCCGCTGGTGATGGCGACGGAGGGGCCAGATGGGGCCATGATCGTCCGCCCGGTGGTTGATGCACTGATCGCGGAGATGATCGCCCGCAAGATCGACGTGCTGCAAATCGATCCGTTCATCTCGTCGCACGCCGTGAGCGAGAATGACAACAATGCGATCGACATCGTGGCGCGGGAATGGAATGTTGTGGCCGAGCGCACCGGCGCCGCGATCAATCTCGTCCACCATGTTCGCAAGCAGAATGGCGCTGAAGCCACCGCAGATAGCGCCCGTGGCGCATCTGCTCTTATCGGTAAGGCAAGGTCCGTTCTCGTCTACAACCGCATGAACGAGGACGAGGCGGCCAAACTCAATGTGGATGAAGACGAGCGGTTTTTCTATTTCCGCGTAGATAACGACAAGGCCAACCTAGCCCCGCCTGAGCGCGGCGATTGGTATCGTATGAATAACGTAGACCTTGAGAATGGCGACAGTGTGGGCGTGGCCTGCTCCTGGACGCCGCCAGACGCCTTTGCAGGCGTAACGGTGCGGCACCTCTATGACGTGCAGAAAGCCATCTCCGAGGGTGATTGGCGGGAAAATCCCCAGACAAAGGATGCGTGGGTAGGCCACGTCGTTGCCAACGTGCTTGGGCTTGATCTGGACAAGAAGCATGAACGCAAACGGGCGCAAACTCTCCTGTTCGCTTGGGTTCGTGAGGGCGCGCTTCAGGTGGTCGAGCGGGAAGATTCCAAACGCATGAAACGTAAGTTTGTAGACGTTGGACGGTGGGCGGAATTGTGATTGCCACACCTCGAAAAATCGCGGTGTGGCAAGGTGTGGCAGGTGTGGCAAAACACAACCACGAAAGTTGCCACACCACCACCTCTCCTCCGTAGGAGGTGGTGGTGGTGTGGCAAGTGAATGTGGACTCAAATCAGAGGTGAGGCAAAATGGCAGGTTCGGTGAACAAGGTAATCCTGATCGGCAATCTGGGGCGCGACCCGGAGAGCAAGGCGTTTCAGAACGGCGGCAAGGTCGTGAACCTTCGCATCGCTACGTCCGAAAGCTGGAAGGACAAGGCGACCGGCGAGCGCAAGGAGAAGACCGAGTGGCATTCGGTGTCGGTGTTCAACGAGGGGCTGGCCAACGTCGCGGAGAAATATCTGCGCAAGGGCAGCAAGGTCTACATCGAGGGCGCGCTGCAAACGCGGAAGTGGCAGGACCAGCAGGGGCAGGACAAGTACAGCACGGAGATCGTGTTGCAGGGGTTCAACAGTGTGCTGACGATGCTGGACGGGCCGAACGGTGGTCAGGGCGGCGATAAGGCCAGCCAACAGACGCAGCGATCAAACGCACCCCGCCTCGACGACCTTGACGACGACGTGCCGTTCTAATGGAAACCGGCCTAACCCCGTTCCTGCTCGACATGCAGAAAGCCCCGGAAGCTGCGTTGCAGGCGGGGTTGGCCAATCCGCAGTCGCTGGCGGTGAAGCATGGCATACCGGTCGAGTGGGTGCGGTTTTATGTGGGGCAGTGGTTGGGGCGGGCATGATCGACCGCCGCAACAAGCGCCGAGACACCCGCGATGGCGCATGGTTGCCGTGGGGCCATCAGGTGGTGGTCGCGCCGCGCAGGAGCCGGGAGAGGCTGCGGGAGGATTATTGGCGGATGAGGGCGTCATACGTCGAAACGTGGTGATGGCGGGCGGGGGTGAGGAAAAAAGTTACGGGACCCTGTTGACGGTTACATAACTGCGGGGTATATGGGGTGCATAGAGACGGAGACACTGACATGGCTACCAAGTTCACCACCCACGCAGACGCAGTTGCAGCAGCCCGCGCCCACAACATCCGCATCAACGGCGGCGGTAACGGCGACGGCTACATCATCGAAAGCGTCAAGGGCATCTACAGCGGTTGGGACTTCATCCCCGGCTACTACGTCGCTTGCGCGAAGGTGCAGGCTGGCCATCACCGCGTGAGTCCGATCTGATGGCACTCACCAACGCGGAAAAGCAGGCTAGGCACCGCACCCGCAAGGCGGAGAAGATGGCGCGGTATCAGCAGGCATTAGAAGATATCGCGGAGCATCCAGGCCCGTTGGCTGACGATGCCTGCTGGTATCGGGTGGATATTGCCAGAGACGCTTTGAAGTAACCCCAACGGCACCGGGGAGCCACACCCGCTCAACCCGGTGCCTGACGCAGGAGATTTGCGCTGTGACGATGGATAACGGAAATATCAGGTGGGATCAACCGATCGAGGCTGTTCATGAGGACGGGCGGGTGCAAGGCGTATGTCTGAGGCAGGACATGTCTTGCAGCAACCCCGATGGTTACGGCGACTATTACACGACTGGCGAGTTTGGGGGATACGACGGCATCTGGCGACCTAACGGGGCGTCGTGGTGCGGAATGACACCGCTATGGACCATCCGCAACGTCGCCGAAGCCAAGGCCGTGGAAGCCCCGGAAACGCACCGTCAGGGCACGAACGGGGTTCGGACGGGCGTGGAGGCCTTGGAGCGGTATGAGGGGCTGTACGAGCGTATGGCGGGCTTGGTGAGGGAGATGGCATCGCAGTCGGGACCGGAGCCAAGATTTATTGAGCGCGCAAAAGCCATCGTCCGTGACCTCCCCGAGCCGGTGGACCCGGATTTGATCGAATGTCGCAATATCGGCGCGGAGATTGGGAAGAAGCACAATCCCTTAATTCATATTATGAATCCTCAGTGCTGGCATGATGGTCAAAACGACGACACTCACAAAATGGAATTGATGCTCGCCGCCATCAAACGCGGTCGCGCCCTTGAGCGGGGGGAGGGGTGATGCCTCGCTGGCGTTGGTTCAATCATGGCCTGTTCTACGGAGCAGGCAGGGACTTGGCACGGGTGATCGTTAGGGCTATCTTTGGGCGATGACGGAACCCGCAAAAAAGGGACGCAATGCGGAGTTTCTTGCCCAAGCAGGCAAGGGGCGCCCTAAAGGCGTCCAGAACAAGACAACGATGCTGGCCAAAGATGCCATTGCTCGTGCTTTCGATGAACTCGGTGGCGCTGAGCGTCTTGTCGAATGGGCACAAGAAAGTCCTGACAATGAGAAGGTATTTTATACCACGCTGCTGCCCAAGCTGATTCCGGTGCAAATTGCCGGCGATCCGAGCAATCCGTTGACGGTCAACAACAACTTGAATGTAGGCGGTCTGTCAGAGTCTGCGTTGCGCGAGATTGCAGCTATGGGAGTAGCAAGACAGTGACAAGGGAAGAAGAACTCCAATCCCTCCGCAACCGCCTCGCATCATCGCAGCGCCTGGGCGACGGATACGCGGACCGCGTGAAGGCTATTCAGAAGCGGATTGCGGAACTTGAGCGTAATTCTAACCCAGCGTGATGTTGAGGCGGCCCGCCGGGAACTGGTCGTGCGGTTCCGCGACAAGCCGGAATGGTCGCGCGAGTTCGACAGGCCGGCGCGCTACAAGGGCGCGTATGGCGGGCGTGCCAGCGGCAAGAGCCATGAGTTCGCCGAGCGGTTGATCGCCCGCTGCTGTGCCACCAAGACCCGCGCCGTCTGCATCCGTGAGGTGCAGAACAGCCTAAAGGAGTCGGTACGCCAGTTGCTGGTGGACAAGATCGCCAAGTTCGGCTTGGGCGACCAATTCGAGGTGCTGGAGGCGGAGATACGCGGCCCGCACGGCTCGCTCATCATCTTCCGTGGTATGCAAGCGTACAGCGCAGAGACGATCAAGTCGCTGGAAGGCTATGATCTGGCATGGGTCGAGGAGGCGCAGACGCTATCCAAGACCTCGCTGCGGATGCTGCGGCCTACCATCCGTGCGCCGGGGTCGGAACTGTGGTTCACTTGGAACCCTCGCCACGACACGGATGCTGTGGACGAACTGCTGCGTGGGCCAGTCCCGCCAGCGGATGCCGTCGTGCGCCGCGTCAACCACAGCGACAACCCGTGGTTGCCCGACGAGATGCGCCAGGAGATGGAAGACGACCGCGCCCGCGATCCAGAGATGGCCACGCATGTCTGGGACGGCGGCTATGAGATCGTCACGGAGGGCGCATACTATGCCGTGTTGCTGGCAGATGCGGACACTGAAGGGCGGATAGGCGACTTCGGCTATGACCCTGCGTTGCCGGTCAACACCGCATGGGACATCGGCGTCGATGACTACACCGCGATCTGGTTCTTCCAAGAGAATGGCTCGCAGGTGCGGTTTATCGACTACTTCGAGGCGTCGGGTGAGGGCGTCGAAAGCATCGTGCAGCAGGCGTTGCCGGAACTCGCGCCGATCGCACAGCGGATGATGAACCGTCCCGTGCCGTTCCGCTATGGCCGTCACTTCCTGCCGCATGACGTGCGGGTGCGGGAGTGGGGTGCCGGTCGTTCACGCATCGTCACGTTGCAGGAGCATGGCGTGAAGCCGATCAACATCGGTGTTGCCAATGGCCCCAGCGAGCGCATCAACGCCAGCCGCGCGCTGCTGCCACAGTGCTATTTCAACAAAGCGACGTGCGACGTTGGCATTAAGCGACTGCGGGGCTACTCGCGGCGCTTCAACCGCAGCATGGAGACGTTCTCTGGGCCGCTTCACGACAGCAACAGCCACGGCGCGGATGCGTTCGGCGAGGCTGCACTCAACTGCCACCTGACCCGTGCGCCGATCGTGAAACCTGTTACCGGCCCACAGGTAGGCGACTACCGACGCCCACCGCAGCCATCAACTAGTGCATGGGGGTAAATCATGTTACAGGTATCACGATACCCGGAGCGCGCGCATGATCCCCGATGACGACAACAAAGACGGCATTGCCCTGACCGGCGCGACTGAGACGCTGCCGGAGTACATCAAGGGCACGCCGCCTAGCATAGAACGGCTGCGACAGGGGTTCGATGACGCACGCAGCGATCCGGACGAGGGGATGCGCCGCAACCAGAAGGCGCGGGATTATTTCGACGGACCGGGCCAGTTGTCGTCGGAGGTGCGCTCGACCCTGAAGGCACGCAACCAGCCCGCGATCTACACCAATCGTATCCGGCCTGCCATCAACGGCGTGCTGGGCGTGCTCGAGTCCGCGCGCAGTGATCCGCAGGCTTATCCGCGCAACCCCGACGACCAGAACAGCGCGGACGTGGTTAGCAAGGTGCTGCGCTACATCGCGGACAACAGCGACTTCGGCGACGTGAAGATGGAGGTTGCTGAGTCCTTCTTGGTGGAGGGCACGGGCGCCGTCGTGATCGAGATGGACGGCGACGACATCGTGGCCACGCAGATCAGGTGGAAGGAGTTCTACGCCGATCGTTACAGCCGCCGTAACGACTTCGGCGACGCGCGGTACATAGGCATGGCCAAGTGGATGGATGCGGATCAGGTCACGGAAAAGTGGCGCGTCCGCATCGAGGAACTTGGCGACCCGCTGAAGCCAGATGGCATCGGCATCTTGGGCAACGACAAGTTCGACGACGTGGGCGATGACGGCTCCGGCTGGATCAACACCCGCCGCCGGCGTGTGCTGGTGGTGGAGGAATACCGCATCGTTGAGGGCGAGTGGAAGCGCATCGTCTACATCGCGTCGGGCGTGCTGGAATATGGGCCGTCGCCGTATCTGGATGACAAGCGCAGGCCGGCGAACCCGATCATCGCCACCAGTTGCTATGTGGACGCCAAGAACTGGCGTTACGGCCCGATCCAGGACATGATCCCGATCCAAGACGAGTTGAACGCCGGCCGTTCGCGGGCGCTGCACCTCGACAATAGCCGCCAGTTGCAGTTCGACCCGTCGTCCGGTGCGCCGCCGGTTGCGGAGGAAACTGCGCGCATCGAGGCGGCGCGGCCCGATGGCATCATACCCGCCGGCTGGTCGGTAGTGTCCAACGCAGAGCGCACGCAGTCATCGCTCTTGCGGATGCAGGATGCCAAAGGCGAGATCGAACGCATGGGTCCGACGCCTGCCGTGCTTGGCCGGCAGGAAGGCGTGGGGCAGTCGGGGCGTGCGCGGCTGGTGTCGCAGCAGGCGGGTTTGACCGAACTCGCGCGCCCATTGGCAAGGCTCAATTCGTGGGAACTGCGGTGCTACCGGGCAATGTGGGACCGGGCGCGACAGTTCAAGGATCAGCCGTGGTTCGTTCGCACGACGGACGACACCAAGGCCATGGAGTTCTTGCAGGTCAACGAGCCGCAGATGGGCGAAATACCTCAACAGGTGCAAGACCCGGCAACCGGTGCGGTGTTTGTGCAGATGGTTCCCGGTATTGTGGGCTACAACAACCGCCTCGCTGAGATGGACGTGGATATCATCCTCGACACCACGCCTGACACCGCGAACCTGCAACAGGAAGTGTGGGCGGAACTGACGAATCTCGTCACCAGCGCGGGCGGCTTGGCGGCTGTGTCCACGCCTGAGTTCAAGGTCATGCTGGAGATCAGCCCGCTGGACGACAAGACCCGCATCATTGAGAAGCTGGACAAGTTCACGCAGGAACGCGACCAGTCGCAGGTCGCGCAGCTAACCGCACAGGTCCAGCAGTTGAGCGCGGCACTGGAGGAAAAACAGGCGGTGTCCACGGCGGAGGCAGGCGCAAAGATCGAACTGACCCAGGCGCAGACGGCTAAAACGTTGGCGGACGCGCACAAGACCGCAACGGATGCGGACACGGGGCAGGCGCAGCTATACGCGGGGTTGGGGATCGATCCGTTGCAGGCTTTGGCGGATTGACCCCGGCGTAACGGTTTCCCGTGACTGCGTTCGAAGGCTAGGTAGCGACCCTAGCAATCACGACGAACGCAGCACACACGCCGGGGCGTTCCGACCGGACAATACCGGCTTGCTTCCCGTGTGCTTGCTACAGGCCACGCGTGGCGATGTGCAAGTGTCAGGTTGCCGCAACGCATTCAGGTAATGGTGAAACCCCCTTGTAGTCAACAACGTTGACGGGTATCAGAATACCATAGGTCGCCGCTATTTCGGGCGTATCGAGTTACCACCTCTCGTCAAAGGGTGGCCGTCGCCGGGTAACGGGCGTGTTCGTTGCGGCCAACGAGATAGGCCGGAGGGAGTTTGGAATGGCTGATGATTTCTTGGACAAGGTATTTGCCGAAGCCGCACCAGCGGAAGAAGCGCCCGTTGTGCAGGAGCCGGAAGCAGCGATGGAACCCACGCCGGAAACGGTAGCGGAACCGGAGCCTGCCCCAAGTCAGCCGGAAGTGGTGGAGCAGCCGGAGCAGGCAAGGCCGGGATACGTCCCGATCGACGCCATGCTGACGGAGCGTGAGAAGCGGCAGGCGCTAGAGCGCCGCGTTGCCGAATTCGAAGCGCAGCGGACACCGCAGGCAAGGCCAGACGCCTTTGATGACCCGGAAGGCTATGACAGGCACATTCAGGGCTTGATCCAAGCAGAAACCCATCGGGTGCGCGCGGAAATGAGCTACGAGATGGCGTGCAGCAAGCACGGCAAAGACGACGTTGAGGCAGCACGGACATGGGCGCTTGAAAAGGCGCAGAATGACCCGCTGTTCGGTCAGCAAGTCGAAGCCGCGTTCAAGACGCAGAGCCTGCCAGTTGAATGGGTTGTCCAGCAGCACAAGCGCGATGCACTGGTGTCTCAGGTTGGCGACCGCAGCATGGACGATTTCGTCCGTGACTACCTAAGCAAGAACCCCGGCCTTGTGCAAAGCGCCCCGCCCGCACCCGCTCCCGTAGCGGTTGCACCAGCCCCGGCGCCAAAGCAGGCCATGCCGCCGCGGTCGATTGCTTCGGACCCCGCGCCCGTTGCACCTCCGACCAACGCAAACCCCATGGCCGCGATGGACGCCTTGTTCACAAGGTAGGCCACCATGGCAGAAGTCGTTCTTGCTACCGCGCTCCAGCGTCAGTCCTGGAGCACGGACCTCATGCGCGAATATGTGCGCGAATCGTCCATCCTGCCCTACATGGGCACCGCCGACACCTCGATCATCCGGGTTCGCAACGAACTCAAGAATGAGGCCGGCGACACCATCAACTTCCCGCTGGTCCTGCGGATCAAGGGGCGCGGCGTCCGCGGCTCGGAAATCCTGAAGGGCAACGAAGCCGACCTGTCGATCGCCAACACGGCGATTTCGGTCAACTGGCTGCGTCAGGGCGTGAAGCTGCCGAAGTCCACCACCTTCCGCACCGCGATCGATATGTGGGGCGCGTCGAAGCCGCAGCTTCGCACGTGGTCGGCTGAGCGGCTGCGCGATGACGCGCTGGACGCGATGAACCAGATCGTGGTTCCCGGCGTGCTGGACGCGGATGGCAACCCCACCACGGACCAGACGGTGAACTACAACGTCTCGACTGCGGCACAGCGCAACGCCTATCTGGCGGCGAATGCTGACCGCGTGGTGTTCGGCAATGCGCGCGCCAACTCGGCATCGGGCAACTGGGCGACCTCGCTTGGCACCGTCTCGACCGCCACCGGGCAGTCGTCGGCGGCGCATATCCGCCTTCTGAAGACCATCGCCAAGACGGCCGGCGGCACGCAGATCGCCACCAACGCCTTCTCGACCAATATCCGTCCCTTCAAGTCGGATATGACCGCGGGCCGCGAATGGTTCGTGTATTTCGTCGGCAGCCGTGAGTTCTCGGTGCTGGCGCAAGACCCGACCATCGTCAACATCAACACCAGTTCGCGCCCGCGCGAGGCTGGCGGCGTGGACAGCAACCCGCTGTTCCAAGACGGCGACCTGATGTACATGGGCGTCATCATCCGCGAAGTGCCCGAACTCGACAACTACATCTTGCCCGCTGCGGGTTCGGGTGGTGCCGACATTGCGCCGGCCTTCCTGTGCGGCCAGTCGGCAATCGCCGTCGCTTACGGCATGGCACCGCGTATCATCGAAGACCTGCGGGAGGATTACGATTTCCGCCCCGGCATGGCGATCGAGGAACTGCGCGGCGTCAAGAAGACCTCGTTCGGCGGCATCCAGTACGGCATGGTTTCGTCGTACACTGCCGTCCCGGCCCTCGTGTAAGGAGCAACAGATATGGCTACTTTCAACTCGCTCCAGATGACGCCGCCGACCTACCCGGTTTCGGGTCCGATCGGTGACGGCAGGGGGCTTCAGGTCGCAACCGGCACCTTCACGCTGGGCACGCAGTCCGCGGGCGCTATCGCCGCCAATGACACCGTGCGGATGTTCCGGGTTCACCGGAACTTCAAGGTCAAGGGCGGTTTCATGAAGTGGGACGCGCTTGGCGCTGGCGTCACCGTGGAACTGGGGGATGCTGGCGATTCGACGCGGTATTTCGGCGCGCAGTCGGCGGCAGCGGCCGGGCAGATCGCGGCGCTCGACATCAAGGGACGCGACTTCAACAACGCGGGCTTCACCACCATCATCCTGACGGTGCGTGGCGCCACGACCAACGCAACGGGATCGATCACCGCCGAACTCAACGGCGTGATTGAGAACCCGGCATGAGCGGGTCGTTCAAGGCGGTGTGGCTGGGGGATGAAGACCCCCAGTCGCAGTTCGTCCGCATGGGCGATCTGGCGTTCGTGAAGGGGCAGACCGTCACTGTCCCCGACAAGCACGAGTTCGCCGATCTGATCCGTGAAAACCCCGTGTTCGCGGTGGACGACAACAAGGCAAAGCCGGTGGAAGCGGACGAGCCGAACGTTGACGAACAGCGCGATCGTGCGGAGGAAGGCACGGAGAAGGCTGCGCTCAAGGAGCAACTGCGCGGCCTTGGCGTCTCGGTCCAGGGCAATGCCTCGGTCGAGACGCTGCGTGCCAAGCTGGTCGAGGCGACCAAGTAATGGCTACCTGCCGGTTCATCGTGAACTCTGCGCTGCAAAAGCTGGGCGTTCTCGGGGCCGGCAGGGAGGCTCGCACTGCCGACGCCACGGACGCGCTTGCCGCATTGCAGGGGCTTTACGGTTCCTGGATTGCGTCGGGCGCGTTCGGGCGTCTGGAGGACATCACACCGATTGGCGACACCTTCACCGCATCGGGCAACCAGCGCATCATCCGCACGGGGCCGTCGCTGGAGGTGCTGTTGCCCGAGTATGTCGCGGACGGGTGGGTCAACGATTACGGCAATGAGCGGCGCGGCTACTACGGCACGACCGTCAAGATCACTACACAGGGCGACAACATCATCGTGGACGTTGAGGGCACGCAGCCAATGGCTTGCGCAGTGCCGCCGCGCGATGGTTCGGTCGTCATCATCACCGATCGTGAAGGCGGGCAGACCGCGACATGGCTTTATGAGGGCACGTTGAAGGCGTGGCAGGGCGTGGAGCGCCTGACGCTGGAAGACGAAGCCCCGCGCTCGTTCGCTGATCCGCAAGGGCTGGCGGCAATGGTCGCGTTGGAAATTGCCGACGCATACGGCGATGCAGGTACGCTTGGCCCGTCCACGCAGATGCAGGCGGCGCGGTATCGGCAGGCGTTGACGACGCGGTTCGGGATGCGACGTGAAACGATCATGGGGATGTATTACTGATGGGCGAATACTTCCTTAGCACCAGCAGCTACGCCTCTCCGGTGTATCTGGTTGGCCCCGATGGTCAGTTGGTCAACCTCGCCGCCTTGCTGACCAGTCGCCCCGGTGGTGGTTCGTCCGCGGATGGGCTGGATACGGACGGCAATCCCGTGCCAGTCTACAAGGCGCATACCTTTACCTATGACACGTCGGGCAATTTGTTGACTGATACTGTGTCGGATGGCACCGGAACGTGGGTGCGCACCTTCACGTATGTGCAGGGTGCGCAGACTGCCGATAGCGGATGGGTGAAGCAATAATGCCAGCAGATACGCTCTTGCAGCCATTCCGTCGCAACCTGACCGTTGCGCCTGTCATGATCCCGGTTGGCCTTGCGCCTGTTGCTACGGTGGTGCCCGCCATGACGAATAAGGGCATCACCACGTTCCTGATGAAGAATCCGAACCCGTTCTATGTCTGGTATGCGGGCTGGGTTGGCGCGGAGTCAGCTATGCCGGCGGACTTGCGCGCCAATGGGCACTATATCGCGCCCGGCGAAACGTATATCGGCCGCACGCAGATGCCAACGTGGATCGCGGCGCAGGCGGACGAGGAGCCGAATTTCCCCATCCGTGACCCGAACAACGGGACGTGGCTCTATCAGGGCATCCGCACGCGCCTTGTCATGATTTACGGCAGCGGAGCCTGACATGGGCACCAAGACGCCAGCTCTGCCGCCACGCGCTACATGGACGTCGCTCCCCGGCAAGCCAACGACGTTTGCCCCCAGTGCCCACACTCACCCTTGGAATGATATCACCGACAAGCCGTCAGTATATCCGCCTGCCCCGCATACTCATTCTTACAATGACCTGACCGACAAGCCGGTCATTCCTACGTTGCCGGCGCTGGTGCTGAAGGATGTCAAGTCTCGCTTGGCCACCAACACAACCGGCTTTTGGACCCGTACCTATCCTGCGGGTTTTTGGACTGGCGAGCCATCGATCAACGTTACGCCGATTAGCGCATCGGCAGGCACGGGGCAAATCACATTGCGCACGGCCAAGACGTTGACGGCGGGGGCGTGGAAGGTGGATGTGCAGTTCACGATGTTGCCTGCCACGATCAGCATTTTGGTGCTTGGCACCGTAACGCTTGGCACATCGCCGGGCACCGTGCTGTTCGATTACAGCGCCGCAGAGCCGAACGCAGCCTAATGCCCCTCATTCCCCTCGGCACAGGTGCATATAAGCGCGCAGACGGCTTTGTGCCGGAAGTCACGCTGCGTAATATGTACCTAGAGAAGGACGAAAGCGGCATTAGCCCCGACAGCACGCTGCGCATCACGCGGCCGGGGTTATCTGTGCTGTATAATATCGCGTCGCCTGTGCGGGGCATCGATACGCGCGCAGGCACAGGCGAGACGCTGATCGTGGCGGGTGGGGCAATCTACAATAACGGGATATCTGCGGGCATAATCGGCGGCACCGGCATCGCGCCCATGGTCAGCACGACGTTCCATGAGGCGATCGTGGGCGACAAGCTGTACCTGTACGATGCTACGGTGAAGCCCCTCCCCACCCCCGCCGACCCGTTCACCGAAGCCGCGCAGACGGTGCAGGACGTGGACCAGTTGAACCAGTACACGCTTGTCCTGATGAAGAACGGACGGTGGTATTGGATCACGCCGGGTGACAGCGACTATGTCACGCTAATCTTCGCCTCGGCGGAGTCGTCCGCGGATGGCGGCGTCGCGCTGTGCCGGGTGGGTGACGAGTTCTGGATATTTGGCACGCAGACGATCGAGCCGTGGCAGTCCACGGGCGATGTTGACGCGCCGTTCCAGCGGGCATCGGGCCGGCTGTACGAGCGCGGTTGTCTGAGCCGCGACACGGTGCGCCGGTTCGACAACTCTGTAATGTGGGTGGCGGATGATTTCACCGTTTGCCGTGGTGGCGCGGTGCCGCAGGTTGTCAGCAACAACGGGCTATCAGAGCGTATCCGCAAGGCGACCGCGCCAACATCCGCATGGACGTTCGGATTAGACGGCCATGAGTTCTATGTGCTGCGTATCCCCGGCCAAGGTACGTTTGCCTATGACGCGCAGACGCAAAGCTGGTGCGAGTTCTCTACGCTTGGCCGTGTGGGATGGGCGCCGCACGTAGGCTACGACGGCAATGGCCTGACGATCGTTGGTGACAGCGACAGCGGCACCGTGTGGACGATCGACCCGGATGGCGACGACGCCGGCACTGCGATCGAATGGGCGGTGTCCGCGACCGTGGCGCTAACCGGAAAGACACCGCGCAACGATAGTTTGTCGGTTGGCGTGGGC